CGCCGTAGATGTGCGCTGCATCCACCCCTTTGTGGTTGCGCACCTCCTCGTAGACCACCAGATCAATGCCATCGGCGCATTGTTTGATATCGGTGAGCCAGCGTTTGAAGCGCAAGAACCGAAAGCCACCACCTTCGAAACGCTGCGGGCGGAAATTCTCACTTCCGCCGTTGATGAGCCCATCACCGGCAAGCAATGCCCAGCCAAGTTGAGAGCCCAGATCAAGGGCCAAAATCGTTGTCGTCATGTTCGTCAGTCCTGTGTTGTGGGCGGTCTGACGGATCGGACAGGTCTGCCGGTTACCCTCTTCACGCGTGCGCGCGTGTAGGCGTAAATCAGTGAATCTGTCCGATCCGTCAGAGCCGCATCGATTCATGGTTTCGGTCAGTTGTCGGCGTAGGGGATGAAGCGGTCCTTCGGGGTCTCCTTGAGGCCCACCCCTTGGAATCCCCGCAGTCCCATGCCGTTGCGCCACTTCTCCAGGCCTCGGGTGAGCAGCAGATCAGCGAAGCGTTTTTGCGAGCCCACGAACTCCCCGGCCGCTTCCGCCCATTGCTTCCAGTCGCTGAACAGCTCAGCCGTCAGCGCCTTGGCATTGGGGTGGCGCACGCAGCGCTCCTCGAGCCAGCGGCCCAGCGCGTCTTCCGCCTCGAAGTACTCGTCCGTCGCATCCAGCACCGATTGAGGCTGGCGCAGCCCCTCGCGCTGCCAGGCCAGGCACCCTTCGACGCCCCAGCTGAAGATCCCATTGGCCTCAGCGAGCAACTTGGTCTGCAGCTGCTTGTCGCGCTTTTCCGGGGGCACGGTGATCGTGAAGGGGATCAGGTGCAGACGCCGGCGCATGGCCTCGTCGATGTTGCGAATGGCCGGTTTGTGGTTGCCGGCGATCACCAACTTGAACTGCGGCACATAGGTGAAGAAGTCCTGGCGCATGAAGCGGGCGGACACCCGGTCGCCGCCGGTGATTTCCTTGATCTTTGACTCGTTCCAGCGCCGCCCCTGTTCGGTCTCGGTCGCGCCGACAAAGCGCGAACCGCGCAGCCCCGCCAGATCGGTCGGGTGCCGGTCACCGCGTGTTTCCATGAAGGTGTCCATGGGCGCATTGGCCGCGTAGTCCCCGAGCAGGGTGAAGAGCGTGTTCACGAACACCGACTTGCCGTTAGCGCCGGTGCCGTAGAGGAAGAACAAGGCGTGCTCACTGGTCGCCCCGGTCAGGCAGTAGCCGAACATCCGCTGCAGGTAGGCCTGCAGCTCGGCATCGCCGCCGGTGACCTGCTCCAGAAACCGCATCCAGGTCGGGCAGCTGCTGCCCGGCGCCAGGGTCGCCGCAGCGATCTTGGTCATCCGGTCGGCGCGGTCGTGCGGGCGCATCCGGCCTGTGCGCAGATCGACGACACCCCCTGGCGTGTTGATCAGCCAGATATCCGCATCCCACTCATCGGTGGTCGCCGCGTGCCGGCGGTCGGTGCGGGCCAGGCGTTCGACCCCACTGACGGTACTACTGGCCGCGAGCTTGGCTGCGACCTTGCTGCTGTCTGCCCGGACTGCTGCATGGCGACAGACGTGACGAATCAGGTCGGTGGCCGCCAAGGTTTCCTCGGCTCGCCAGCGCTGCCCATCCCACATCAGCCATTTGCCCCAGGCCGCGATATAGCGCCAGTCGCGCTGGTAGCGGCGGGTGAAACTCACCGCGAGCGCATCCTCGGTGCCCCAGACCGTGGCATCGCTGTCATGCGCAGCGTCGTGGTCGGCGCCACCCAAATGACCTGAGCGTGCCTGGTCGTCGTCGAAGGGCTGCACCGTGATGCGCGGCCCAGTGCCAATAAAACCCGTGACGTCGAAGCCCTCAACCAACGCATCCGCTGCATCCCAGCCTTCGGGCTTGTCATCGGGTGGCAGCAGAATGGCGCAGGAAGTGGCCCCAGCCATGAGCACCGCTTGCGAGGCCGCCTCGGCATAGCCGAATCCCGGCTTGTCCCGATCCGGCCAGATGAGCACAGCCTTGCCGGAGAGCGGCGACCAGTCGGTCTTGTCGACCGGCGCGTTGGCACCGTGCATCGCCGTGGTGGCCACAATGCCGGCCTCGATCAAGGCCTGAGCGCACTTCTCGCCCTCGACCAAGATCACCTGTTCGGCAGCAACGATGCCCGGCTGGTTGTAGAGCGGGCGCGGCTCGGGGGGCGCCATCTTGCGGCGCTTGGCATCCCAGGGGCGGAACTCCTTTCGGCCCGGGGCCGGGTCGTAGCGATAGACGCAGGCGATCAGATTGCCGGCGGCATCCAGGTAGTCCCACTTGGCCGTGGCCGGACCCAGTTCATCGACCGGGGCTTCCGCCTTCTTGCGCTTCGGGGGATGGCTGGTGGCTCGCCCGATCAGCTGCCCGGCGATTTCCAGCACCCGGGCGAAGTCCGCCTGGGTGTTGAGTCCGTGGTGGACGGCGATCAGATCGAAGATGTCACCGCCTTCGCCGGTGGCGTGGTCGTGCCACAGGCCAGCCGTTTCGCCCTTGAGCGAGACCTCGAGGCTGTCGCCGGGGCTGCCCAGCACATCGCCGACCAGATACTTCTGGCCGCGCTTCTTGCCGGCAGGCAGCAGCGTCATCAGCACCGATTCCAGCCGCGCCAGCAGATCGGTACGGATGGCGTCGCGTTGTTGGTTGAGATCGCCACCAGCGGGATTGGCCACCGGCGGCACCGAATTGAAATCAAGCATGGATCAGTCCTCCCTGTGGCGGATTGGTATGGGCATGGCAGGTGATGGAATGCACGGGCGCGCTGCTGGCGCTGACCACCGGCTCGGCAGGAACCAGCAGGACCGGCACCTTGATCGGGACCTTCTGCCAATGCGCCTTCTCGTCCGCGAGGTAGCCGGCCTTGCGTGCCACGAAGCGCACGAAGTCCGGGTGCAGCCCGACCAGATCGCACCAGAGCGTGAGGTCATCCCCGAGCAGAAAACGCCTGGCCTCGCGCCGCATCCGACGGTTGGAAAGACTGAGGCTGTCGTGGATGGCGCGGGCGAGCACCGCCACCACCAGTCTGGACTCCGGGCACACGAGGAAGGTGTGACGGTTCAACACCTTCTCGATGGCCTGCAGCCCGACCAGGGGTTTGGGGGGCGACCAGCGATCCACCCACTCGGTGCGGTAGGTCTTGCGTGCGCTGGCGCGCTTGGAAGCTGTGCTCATCACACACCTCCCCAGCAGCGCTGCGCGTAGCTGCAGAATTTGCACTCAAAGTGGCTGGCCTCGGCGAAGGCGCGCGGCAAGAGCTCCCCGGCCTCGGTCGCCTGAATCACCCGCACGGCCCGGTCGGACATCTTCTGCGCCAGCGCCGCATCAAACGGCACCAGCTCGGCGTAGATCTCCATCGAGTCGGCATTCACCGCCGTGAAAATCGCCGGGTGCTCGTGCAGTCCGAGATAGGCCTGATAGGTCACCACCTGGGCGTGGTAGATCGGCTTGGCCACCGCCAGCCCGGACTTCTGCAGCTCACGGAAAGCCTTGGTACCCACGCATTTGTTCTCCCACAGCGCCGGGTAGGCAAAGCCCTCGGGGCCGCCGACGAACACGCCATCGCAATGCCCCTGCAACTTGCCATCGGCCACCGAGAAACCGAACTGCTGCCCGTCCTTGCCCTCGGTCTTGAGCACGAAGCCTGCTGCGCGCAGCCAGCCGATCATGGCGTCCTCGATGCGGTGGCCGCGCTCGAAGATGCGCAGGATGCGACCCGAGAAACCCTTGTCCGGATCGACCGGCGCCTGGGCGTACTCGTACTGCAGCTGGCGCTCGCAACTCACTCCGAGGCGCGAGGCCCCGAGGTACTGACGCTTGCCCTGCTGTTGCTCGCGTGCCTGCAGCCCGGCATCGATCAAAGCCTCGAAGCGCTCGGAGAAGGTGGTGGTGGAATTGAAGTCCAGCATCACACCCTCCCTGCGGCAGGCGTCGCCGCTGTCGTCTCATAGGGCGCAAGGCCGCGCACAGGCGGGTATTTGCTCGCCTCGTGGTGCGCCACCATCGCTTCCGTCCAGGCCGTCACGATGGCCTCGATCACCGCCAAGGCCTCGGCCTCGCTGTACTGGCCCAGCGGCTTGTCGAAGCCGATCTCCCCAGCCGCCTCGCCGAAGAAGCGCAGGCAGGCGCGCATCGCCGCTTGCTCGAATTCGGTCGGATCAACCATGAGTACGTCCTCCAGCTGAGGGTCGGTCTTGAGCCAGGCGGTGTAGCGCGCGTGAAACGCGTCCTGGCACCGGCGACTGCAGAACGTCCAGTCCATGGGGTAGCGGCGCGGCTCGCCCAGCTTGAAGCGGTTGTCGCTGTGGCCGTAGCCACGCGCGTGTCGTGTGCAGATGAGGCATTTCAAGCGACCTCCTCGGCAAACAACTCGTGCTGGGCACGGGCAGCGCCGGCCTGCATCACCAGACGCTGGATGGCGCGCTTGTTGAACTGGAAGGACATCAGCACCGAGGCCTGGTAGCGCGACAGGCCAAAGTCCGTGCGCATCTCGGGCGGCAGGTACTGCAGCTGCTTGTCCGTGGCGGGTTGGTTCAGCCAGCGGCGGCTCTTATGCGCCGAGTCCTCGGATTCGTGCTCGTTGAGCCAGTCGTCGGCTTTGGCCAGGCATACCGTGCGATCTCCGACGGCGAGCAGGTGGGGACGATGTCCCTTGGCACCGCCCACGCTGTACCAGCGTCCGGACAGGTAAAAGACGCCACCCCAGGCGTTGAAGCCCGTGGCCATCAGGGTGTCGTCCATGCCGAAGAGGTCGCACCACAGGAAGTTCGAGCGACTGAGCAAGTCGATCTCGCTCATCACGAAGTCTTCCAGCGGCGTGCGCGTCTTCGCCAGCGGCGTGCGGGGAACATCCTCGGGCCACTCGTAGCCGCACAGCGCACAGGTATCGGCCGAGGCCGGCACCTCGGCACCGCAGTCAGGGCATTCCTTGAAGCGGGCTTCCCGGACGGGCTTGCCCTCGAGCTTGGCGGTCTGCTCCAAGCTGCCGTGCATCAAGGTGGCGGTGCCAAAGTCCAGCACCACGCAGTCGGTCTTGACCACGCCGGGGAATTCCTCCGGATCGACCGTGCGCAGCCCCCGGCCCACCATCTGGATCAGCGTGGACTTGTAGGAACTGGGGCGCAGCAGCACCACGCAGCTGGTGGGGGTGTAGTCGTAGCCCTCGGTGAGCACCGCGACGTTGACCAATACCTGCACATCACCGGTTTCATAGGCCGCCAGGCAGGCTTTGCGCTCGGCATCGGGCAGTTCGCCATGGATCAGCAGTGCGCTGATGCCAGCGGCGTTGAAGGCCTGGGTCACCGCATCGGCGTGCGCCACGGTCGAGCAGAACACAATGGTCTTGCGACCGGCGGCTTTCTCCTTCCACTGCGCAACCACGGCCTCGTTGATCACCGCCTTGTTGAGGATGCTCGCCACCTCGTTCATGTCGAAGTCGTCAGCGGTGCGGCGCACCTTGCCCAGCGCTTCCTGGGCACCGACGTCCAGCACGAAGGTGCGCGGTGGCACCAGGTGCCCGGCGGCGATCATCTCCCCCAGGGTGATCTGGTCGGCGACGTTGCTGAAGACCTCGCGCAAGCCCGTGCCATCGCCCCGATTGGGGGTGGCGGTCAGGCCCGCGAGCAGCAGTTTCGGGTTCTTCTGCTGGGCACGCTCGATCACGGCCCGGTAGCTCGGGGAGGTCGCGTGGTGCGCCTCATCGATCACCAACAGATCCAGGGTCGGGATCTGCTCGAGATTGGCCTTGCGCGACAGGGTCTGCACCATGGCGAAGGTGGCGTGGCCCTGCCACGATTTCTCGTTGGCATCGACCACCGAGGTGGTGAGCGTCGGGTTCACCCGCGAGAACTTGGCGCGGTTCTGTCCGGTGAGCTCGGTACGGTGCGCAAGGATGCAGGCCTTGGCGTCGGGCTCGGTGAGCACCCGGCCGGTGACGGCCGAGAGCATGATGGTCTTGCCCGACCCGGTCGGGGCGACAGCCAGCGTATTGCCGTGCTGACCGAGCGCCGCCAGCGTGCGCTCGACCAGTTGGGTTTGTCGGGGACGCAGCATCATGGTGATGGCCTCCCCTTACTGTGCCCAGGCGGGCTTGCCGCCGGGGACGCTGGAGGATGCCGGACGCGCAGCGGGCGCTGGCGAGTAGCCCGGTGCAGCAACAGCCGCCGGTGCCCCGGACTGGCCGCCGCCCGCATTGCCCATCCCGCCCCTGGGGGCCACGCCCATGATGGCGGCGTAGTCCTTGTGGTCTGGCTCGATGGCGGCCTTGATGGTGTTGCGGTCCTCGCCCCGGCCATCCTTCTCGATGTCGATGCGGGCGGCGAACTCCAGGCCATCGAGGTCGGCAAAGCCGCTGATGCGACGGGCGGCCTGTGCCTGGGGGCTGTTGTCGGCCGGATGAACGTTGCGCGCGGAATTGAGCGCTGCCCGGATGAAGGTGCGGCCCATGTTGCCCCAGGTGGGGCCCTTGGGCGAGTGCAAACCGACGTTCCACCAGATCTTGCGTTTGGCAAACGGGCCTTCCATCACCACGCCCTCGCAGGCGAGGTAGACCGCGCCGGTCTCGAAACTCTGGGTGGCCCAGCCGCCGGTCCAGCCCTGGCTCGGGTCGTCAAAGCCACCGGGCTTGATGCTCATGCGCACCCGGGCCAGCGTGCCCTTGGGAATCAGGTCGAAGGATTGCTGTTGGTCAGCGGTGTTGAAGTCGAAGAAACTCATGGCGGATTACTCCTGCGAAAACTGAGAAGGGGTGGATTCGGCGGATGGGGTGGGCAGGCCCGTGGTCAGCGGAGCCGCGTTCGGGCGCACCGCGCTCTGGGCCTGGGCGCACTTGGCGATCAGCTGACCGAGATGCGGGGGTTCGACGAGCTCGAGACGGCCGGAGCGGTCCTTGGCCGGTAGCCCCCAGGGATTGACCGTGTGGCAGACAAAGGCCCGGTAAGCCTCGCCCTCGTCGGTCTTGAGCTCAGCCAGGGTGATGACCTCATCGACGATGCCGGGCAGTTGCAGGCTGGTCTTGGCGCCATCGATCTGCGGCGCGAAGACCTTGCGGTTGAAGTCGTCGGTGACCTCGTCGAGGATCGCGACGAACACAACGTGCTTGCCCCGGGCGTGCTGCAGATGGGTCAGGGCGCCGATCATTTCGCTGCCCAGGAGCCCGTAGGCGCCGCGCAGATCTGCCTTGCCGGTGCGATCCGAGAAGGCCGCCGGCTGGCTCTTGGCCCAGGTCAGGCACAGGCGCGAGAGCACCGTGATCGAATCCACGAAGTAGCAGTCGTACTTGCCCAGTTGCTCGGGGCTGCCGTACTTCTGGCAGACGTGGTCAAAGTGCGCCTGCGAGAAGGGCATCTCGGCAGGCAGGGCCGGGTTGGGGCCGGCGAGAAAGACCACCAGGTCGCGGAACTCCGGCCAAGTCTTGGGGCGGATGCAGTCACCGCGCCAGTCCTTGACCGACAGGTCGCCGGCCTCCAGATCGACGAACAAGGTGCTGTCTTCAGGCAGGGTCTTGAGCTGGGTGGTCTTGCCCAGACCGCTCTTGCCCAGCAGGACGAGCTTGACGCCGTGGCGCTCGGCCAGGCGCTGATCGGCAGAGATGATGGGGAATGCCATCACGCCACCTCCGTCATCAGCAAGTCGGCCGTCGAGAGCGTGGCCAAGAGCGGGCTGTCATCCGTGGCGCCGGCGGCAAGCGCGAGGTCACGCAACTCCTTCAGGGCGCGGTGGCGACGGGTGTCGGCACTGATCTGCGCACCCAGGAGCGCCAGATGCGCATCGACATCGGCCAAGGTGGCCTGGGCGAGCGGCTTGTAGATGACGCCCTCGTCATCCACCGACTCCAGTTCCACACCCGGCGGCGGCACGCTGATGGCTGGCGGCAGATGCGCCTGAAGGGCATCGGGAATGCCCGGCAGCGTGATCTGGGCACGCTCGTTCTTGCTGGGGCGGCGCTTCAGTTCGCGGCGGGCAATGTCGGTCAGGGCGTCCTCAGCCAGACGGGCACCGATGCTCTGCACATCGCTCGGGTGCAGGGCGCAGACGACACGGGCGACCTCGCGCGGGCGGGCATGGCCGATGACTTCGAAGGCGTTGCTGATTTCTGCGCGCACGGCTTCGCGCAGCAGGCTCATGACGGGATCACGCATGGCGGGCTCCTTTCCAGACTTGGTCGAAACGGGTGATGAGGGGGACGGCCTGCGCGAGCCAGGCCGAGAGGTTCTGGTGCTGGTAGTGCGGCACGCAGTCGATGAGCGACTCCGGATCGGTGTCGATGCGGCACAGCGACTCCAGCCCTTCGCGCAGCGCCAGCCACCGTTCGGTGGCAAGGGCGGATTCGGGGGAGACTTCCGGGCCGTGGTAGCGACCGTCGGAGCCGAGCACCAAGGTGCGGTTTTGCTGGGCGATGCGCTTGGCTTCAGACGGGGTGGGCAGCGGCGGTTCTTCGGCCTTGATGACCTCGACCACGGCGCACTGCTCGATGCCAGAGAGGTGCTGGTCAGCGGCGACCTGATCGAAGATCTTTACGGCCGAGGGACCGCAGACGCCGGCCTCCTTGATGCGTGCTCTCACCTCGCGGGCGATGGCGCGGATCTCGTCCGGAGTCTTGGTAAGAACTGCACGCTGGTCGTCGGCGGGTAGCTGGGCAAGCTGGGCGGCGGTGGAAACAGCCAGCTGTCCAGACTCCACAGCGGCAATCAGTTCTGGGGCCCCGGCGCTTTTGATCTCGACCGCATGACGGACGCTGCGCTCGCTGACATTAAGCAGTTGCGCTGCTTGCGGCTGTGTGAGTGAGGAATCCGGCAAATTTGCCGCTTTCCTCTCATGCTGATTGTTGCCAGTCCGGTTGCCGGGAGAACGCTGCGCCAGGTGAGCCGCCACCATCGCCCGCTGACTCTCGGTCAGATGCCGACGATGCAGGTTGAGCGAGACGACCAATGCAACGGGATCACCGTCGTTGGCGCTCACTTCGCGCACCAGAGGCTCCAGCCCAAGCTGCTCGCAAGCGCGCAGGCGGTGGCGACCGTCGATGACCTGCCCGTCGAGGATGAGGATGGGCTCGCGCTGGCCATGGGCGGCAATGTCCGCCACCAAGGCGGCGAAGGCCGCCTCATCCATGACGGGGAAGAGCTCGGCGGCCGGATGCAGGGGGTAGGCAGTGCTCATCACTTGCCCTCCCCATTCGCATCCATGCGGCGCA